GTTTGCAAGTATAGCTATGTTTACACTTGGATTAAATAGTGCATAGTGCAATAGATAAGAAATCATAACAGTAGATTTACCAGACTGTCTGGGTAGTTTACATATAGTAAAACGATTGTTGTGAAATGTACCAACCATTTCTTTTTGAAAGTTGTACATATTAAATGGTACAAGACCTTCATCAAGAGAAACAATACGCATATATGTTTCTATAAAGTATACTGGATCCTGCATACACTTTGCGTATTCGGCAACCTGCTCCTCAGTGTACTCAAAGGGAACATTAGTCTTTTTTAAATTAGGATTTCCTAAATATTGATTATCACTTGCCTTTGTTGTCGACATCATCTATCTCTTGAAGTTTGCCTTTTAATATCTTTTGTAATTCTTTTGTACTACCTACAAACAATGCGTTGGTCACATTCTGTGGTGCATCTTTAGGAACTTCTTTTAACTTCTTCATTTTAGTTTGAAGGTCGCCAAGTTTTTCAGTTACCTCAGCAACTTGTTTAATAAGTTGACCAGCAACTTCATAAGATCTTGGATGTTCAGACTCACGAGCGAGATCTAGTATACCTTCGATAGCATCCGAACCTCGTTCAATTAAATTATAAAAATTTTCTCTTTGATATTTGTAGTCAGCATCCATATCTTCCAAGTTTTCTTTAGGTCTTGGAACAACAGGTATGGTTTCATCTTTTGTGATTAACTCTGACTTGTCATCAATATTCAATGCTTCATTTAATATATCTTTAGTGCTCATAATGTGTCCTATTTGTCAGTGCCACTTTCCTCATCAAAGTTTTTAGCATCTTCAAAGAAAGATACTGTTTCATTAAATCCGAAGTCATCATCGGCATCAGCAGTTGTTGGCGAAGGTGTAACAGAATACCTTTGTTCTCTTTTCGGAGCAGTATCAGGTAAATCTGTATATTGGTCGACTTGAACAGTTTTAATAACCTTGCTAGAGGTAACTGGTCCATATAGAAAGAATTTAGTAGTAAAGTCTAATGTGTATATAATTGCTCTTCTTTCACCATAATCGCCTTTGTAACTATCTTCATAGTCAATACCATTTAATACAATAGGAATATCTCTTGCGACACCCATATCTGCCATATCATTAATTGTTAATGTATAGTCTGGTTGAAAGAATGGTAATACTTGTTCAACTATTTGTAATGCATCATCAGATTGTTTTGCCATAGCATATAATTGTATGTTTAAATTATAAGGAACTGGCATATATTGTGTATCTAATTTACTAGAATCGCTTGAACTTGATTTTACTTTTTTAAACTTTTGTACACGATTTAACTTTCTAGTAGGATCGTATTGTAAGTTTTGTATTTCAAATCCTAATCTAGGAAGTGTAATAGCAACCTTGCTATCTAAATTAGCATCTTGGTCTAACCTTCCTAACCATTTTTGTTTTGGTCCATATGCTAATGGCACCTTCATAGATTGTGTAACTCTTCCACTACTATTTTTCTTCACGATGTGCAAGTCATTAAATAGTGTACCAAATGCCACTACAATATTTCTTACTGTTTCGTGATAAAATTGTCTATTACCTAACATTATTCATTTACTCCTGGATCTCCGAATGGGTTAGACTCTGTAAAGTCTAATACATTATCATCTTGTGTATCAAATATAGCATTCTGTGCAGACTTATCGTTTACACCATCTCCTACTATATAGTCTTCTTGTATCAAGTAATCAGAATCATCTGCGTCAGTATCATTTTCAAGTAATATACTTTCACCAACTGAAGTAGAGTCATTTTCCATAGTGATGTTATCACCATCAGTTTCTTCTAATAATACACCATAACTTCCTTGAGCATGTTGTATTGTAATATTTTCGTTTTGAGCAGTTGATTGCTCCATAGTAAATTGATGTTGCATAGAGTCTATGCTTAACGCATCATCTATACCATCTATTTCACTAATACCAGTATCAAAGTCTTCAGAACCATATTCAAATGTTCTACACTTGAGTTTATATGTTGGTAAATTATGGACTTGATAAAAAGGATCGTCATGGTCTACGAAACCTATTTCGAATAATCTTTTACCTTTAGGGAAATAAATTAAATCTCCTTCATTTGGTCTAGTGCTTGTGGTAAGGTTTGAGTCTTGTGATACAAACTGTTCCCATCTTCTTCTTGAAACTATAAATGTTGTTTCATCTCTTATTTCTAAACCAAACTGAGACATCAGTTCTTTTTGCCCTTCGTAACCATCTACATTCTCAATATACATTTCTATCAAGTATGCATCATCGAAAGTTGAGAAATCTTCTTCACCTAAAATAGAATCTTTTGAAGCAATGTTACGAGGAATATAGTATACATCTTGACCATATATACGAAGTTGCTCTATAATTAAATCTTCATAGAGTTCTTGTTCTCTAACAGTTCCTGTGTCAAAATATACATTTGTTGGCATTGCCTTATCCTATTTGATACATAGGAGGCAACTCATAAGCAAGTTGTATCTGTTCTTCCAGTTTTTGAATCTCTTCTGTTGCTTGTTGGTATATTTGTTCACCATTCATTTGTACACCACCCAGCATCTGGATTCCTTGAAACTTGGAAAGGTTTGCTCCCCATTGCCTTTTAATTAATTGAGTACAATATTTCTTTAAGAAAATGTCATCCCAAATATCAGTATATGTATCAGGATCTACTTTTCTAAAACACTCAATAACGATAAAGTCATCTTCCGCCACATCGTTCGCCCAATCCATATCAATGTATAATCTGTCTTGGTGTTGATTGAAACGAAGTGGTTTTTCACCTACTAATAAATGTGATAGGTGGTCTAAATGACTCATTGTCATTTCATAATGAACAAGTGATGTTGATGAGAAATCGTATAAATCATTTAATCTTAATTGATAACGCATATCAAACATATTGTTAGTTGACGAGTCATCAAATGGAAATACTTGAACTATAGAAACTACAGGGGAAGGAATAGGAATAAATCCTTTGCCTTCTAACCAATTAGCAGTAATGCTATTATCAGCAGTGTCTGTTGCTGTTGTAGTAGCATTAGTTGCTGCTCTAGCAATTTCTGCAGCAGTTATTTTATGTTTAAGAAACATTCTTTCAATACCATCATAATGATATTGAGCAAAATATTGTAATCCTTCATCTATACGATCGTCTACTTGGTCGGGATCGACATTAATTTCTATTACAGGTTTACCTAATGCTCTTAAACAGTATTCTTTAAATGTTGATTTTGTACTTGGGATTGCCATTTAATTATCCTATGAGTATGTTCCGCCATCTACAGTGGTTACTGTAACAGCACCAGAACTAACAGTGAAATTATCACTACTAAATGATGCTACACCTTTATTAGATGTTGTTGCTAATTCACCAGCAATTGTTATTGTACCACCACTTTCTGTTGCATCTATACCTTCACCAGAAGCAAAAGTTATTGTTGTTCCTAATGCTCTTGCAGTAGTATTAGATCCATCACTTACAGTGATAGAACTATTTGCTAACGAAGCATTAGCAATGTTTGTTAAAGTATTATCTGGACCATTGATTGTTTTGTTTGTAAGTGTATCAGTTGTTGCTTTACCAACAAGTGTGTCTGCAGCAGCAGGTAATACTACTGTAACATCACCAGTAGATGCTGGACCAATTAATGTTACTTTGTTTGTACCATTATCTGAATCTTCAAAGAACTCTAAGAAACCAGCACTAGTAGCACCATTCTTTAACTGTATTCCAGCATTAGCAATAGGTGTAGTAAGTGTTGGTGTAGTTAGTGTCTTGTTTGTTAAAGTCTGACTAGCAGAAACAGAAACAATGTCAGCACCACCTAATGTAGCAGTTGTTGCTTCTAAGTTAGCAACAAGTGTACCAGTTGTAATAGATAAGTTACCTGTTGTAGCACCAGTAAATGTACCAGTACCAACTATAAATTTATCAGCACTTTCATCAAAACCTATAAATGCATTTGCTGCACTACCTCTTTCTATTACGATACCAGCATCATGTGATGGAGTACCTGTTGTTCCGTTTGCTAACTCAATCAATGTGTCAGTTAAAACTTTGTTTGTTGTAGCAATAGTTGTAGTATCACCATTAACAGTGAAATCTCCTGTTACAACTAAATCATTTCCGATTGTAACATCATTTGGCAAACCAACTGTAATTGTACCAGAACTTTCTGCTACTGTAACCTCATTAGCAGTACCAGAGAAAGTAATTGTTCCACCCAAAGCAGTAGCAGTAGTATTAGATCCATCACTTACAGTGATAGAACTGTTAGCAAGTTTTGAGTTTGCTATTGAACCTGCTAATTCAGCATTAGCAACACCACCATCTTTAATAGTTACTGCACCTGACGATACAGCAAAATTATCACTACTAAATGAAGCAACACCTTTATTTGATGTAGTTGCGTCTTCACCTGAATATGTTATTGTACCTGAACTTTCGCCTACATCCATACCCTCACCTGCTGCGAATGTTATAGTACCACCCAAAGCAGTAGCAGTTGTAGTAGATCCATCACTTACAGTGATAGAACTATTTGCTAATGAAGCATTAGCAATGTTAGATAATGTGTTATTACTAGCATTAATAGTTTTGTTTGTTAATGTATCAGTTGTTGCTTTACCTACTAATGTATCTGCAGCAGCAGGTAATGTTACTGTAACATCTGCTGTCGATGCTGGACCAATTAATGTTACTTTGTTAGTTCCGTTATTAGTACCCTCTAAGAATTCTATTTTACCAGCAGTTGTAGCAGTAGGTGTTAATATAGGATTAGTTATAGTTTTGTTTGAAAGTACCTGTGCTCCACCAAGTGTAGCAACTGTACTATCAATAGCAAATGATATTTGGTCGTCAGATACTGTAGTGTCAATACCAGTACCACCATCAAAAGTTAAAGTTCCACCTGTACTAAATGTGTCATTAGAACCACTATCCGCAGATAGTGTAAACGAACTAGATGCTGCTGCTTCTAAACTAATTGATGTTGAACTGTGGTCGTACACTAAAACATAATTGTCTTGTCCTGACCCAACAGTTTGGTCTGCATTAAATTCAAAGTTACCAACTTTAACATTACCAGTACCATTTGGGTCTATTATAATGTCACCATTTGAGTTTGTAGAAGAAATAGTATTAGCATCGATAGTAATATTATCTACAAGTAACTCATTAAGTTTTTTATTTGAGTCTACAAGTAATGCTTTACTAGCAGTTACAGTTCCTAAAGTGTGATCCATTAAATCAGTGTAATATTTTCCACCAACTTTTAATGGAGTGTTGCTGTTTGATGTAGGATCCCCTATGAATAGACGACCACCATTACCACCAGCATCTGTATCTGCTGCTGATGTGTCATATATGTAAGCAAGTTCACCCTGTTCCAGTGTAGAAGGAAGATTTGCTGTAGTTGTTCTTTTTACTTGAATGGTTGTTGCCATATTCTTTTATTCCTTTAAAATATTCCACCAGTAATTCTAAGAGTACCTGATGTAGTATCTATTTCGTTCACTGCAGTAAACTTTCCTGTAGATGATTTATATTGTATTAATGCTCCATCAGCGAGACCTGTAGTATTCACATCACTAAGTGCTGCGAATGAAGTTGCTGCTTCTCCAGTGTCACCTTTTGGACCTTGTATTGTAACTCTTGTTACAGCAGCAGTTTTGCCCTCTGAAATAGAACCTTGAATTGTAGTACCACTATTTAATGTTGCAGTAATAGACATTTCTTAACTCCTTGATACACTTGGACTTATAGTAGCAATGCCTTCTAAAACTCTGGTCTTATCGCCACTACCATCTGTAATTAATAAGTCATAAACATAACGACCTTGCTCTAAAGCAGTCGTTTGTACATCTGTAAGAGAAATAGTTATTTTTCCTGTAGTTCTGTCTGTCGCAAATGCTGATGTAAATGAAGTCGCTGATGTCGAATCATATGTTTTCCTAATCATTGCTAAAGCAGTGTAATTAGTTAAGTCTAAAGCAGATCCAGCAGAATCTGACACAGTGACTGTAGTTGAAAAATCTGCACCTTGATCGATGAAGATGTTAGAAATTGCTGCCATTTACCTCAATTCTCCAATTAGATGTATTAACACATCTATTTATAAAAGAATTAGTATTGACTTTAAGAAATAATAATGCGAACTAGACCCACAATGTCTATAACAACTAAGGCGAGATAGTTTGCTAGCATACCAAATGAACCTCTTGTCCATGCTGACCAAGTGTACATTAAGCAACCTGAGATCCAAACTATGTATAATTCTAGTAATGGTGGATTGGGTACAGTTAATGCCATGACAATAGAGCATCCGATACTAAGTGCCCAAGCGACAACTTCAACTATAAATCTAAATGAATTAGTTTGATAGTCTGCTGATATCCATTCTAGTGTGGCATAAATTTTCTGCATAATAAATAGTTACCTGACGATTTTATAGTATTATACTCGACTTGAATAGAAATGTCAAATAATTTAGAAGTATATGTTTCGTATAGGTTGATAATTCCGTTTCAGTATAGTATTATAATAAATAGTATTATCTTGCTTTATTTAGTATAGGTAATGTATAGATAAATCTATACGGAATCTATTGACAAAACTAAGTAAATAGAGTATAATCATGGAAGTAAATTAAACAAAGGAGTTTAGTAAAATGAAGAAATTTTTAATCAATATTCGTTACTTACTAGCACCTCTATTCATACTTGCAGCAGTTGCTGGTGTGTACGCAGGTGGTCCATTTGTATGGACAGGAGTTGTTCTTCTAGGCATGGGAATTGTTGTTGACACATTAGTGAAAACAAGAACTCCAGGTGCAGGTTTCGATGAAAACGGAGATACAAATGGTGTACCATTGTTCCAAAATGCAGTAATGTATACAATGTTACCAGTGTTTGTATTACTTCAAGCAGTATTAGCATGGAGAATCTGGCAATACACAGGTGGTGCTGTAGACGCATTAACAACTTCACAGTTGATTGGTGCTACAATGTCTTCAGGTATTTTCTTGGGTATCGGAATTATCTATGGTCATGAACTTGCTCATACTAAAGGATTTAGTTTCATAATTGCTCGTTGGATGATGGCATTGTCTGCTAAAGCACACTTCTGTTATGCTCATGTATACAATCACCATTTAGAACTAGCACATGAAGACGATCCAGCAACAGCACCAAGAGGTCGTAGTTTGTGGGCACATTTCCCCAAATCAGGTTTAGGACAATCTAAGTTCTTATTCTTAATGGAGAAATCAAGACTAAACAGACTTGGTGTACCTTTCCTAACATGGCAAAACAGATGGTTAAGAGGTTATGCTATGGCATTACCAACAATCGGATTATTCTGGTTCGCAGGTGGTTGGGTAGGAATAGCATGTTTGTTTGGAATGTGGATGATATCCAACTTCGAGTTAGAAACACTTAACTACTTGGAGCACTATGGATTAATCCGTGAGAAAGGTCAACCTATTGACTACAGACATTCATGGGATACAAACAGTGCTTTCACAAGTTGGTTCTTTATTGAGATTGGTCGTCAAGGTGACCACCACGATCGTGGAGAAACACACTTCTGGGAGTTAGATGAAGTAGGTGCACCAAATACTGGTCACGGATACTTTACATTGTTCGCAATTGCTTTATTCCCACCTCTATGGAGAAAGTTTATTGAACCATATCTAGAAGATATCGATAAGCATGATTCAACAGAAGGTGAGCAGAAGATAGCAAGAGAGATGAATAAGGTAGCAGGTTATCAAACCATATAAGTTATCATAATCATTTTTAAATCAAGGGAGTCTATTCAGACTCCCTTTTTTTTATTCTAAAATTACTTTTAACATATCCTTCAGGTTTTTCTTCCCAAAAGTTTACAGAAAGAGCATATCTATCACCTAATGTTACAGGCAATACTTGATGCTGTATAATTGAATTGAAATATATTAGTCTGTTGTATTTTGGTTCGTATTGAGACATATCTTCAAACATTAGATTGCCACCTTTAACAAAATGTGGATATCCATAAAACACTGTACTTAATGAAGCAGGTTTCTTTACTCCTGTTCTTTTTTGTAATGTCTCATCTAAGTCTTGATGTGGTGGTAAGTTATTCGTAGAGTTTGAAGAAATCTTAACTCTCCAATATTCATATCCAGCATATCTATGAAATGTATCTTTAAATGTTTTTCTATATTCTTTGTATACTATTCTTTCAAATATATTTGTAGGTCTGTTACTTAAACTCACCCACTTCATATCTTGTTTGTGTAATAAGTCCCAAAGATTAACATTGTTTAATTCTTCTAGATAATTAGCATCTAGAAAATTGTCAATTGTATTAATCACCATATCCCAAATTTATAGTAAGTGAAAGTCGTTTACCATCTGACTTGTAAACTTCATGCCATGCTTGAGCAGGAACGAGTATAATTTCTTGTTCATGTAACTTATACCTTTGGTCATCTACAGTCCAATAGTTTGTACCATAGATTTGTTTTGATATAGCACTATACCCATGATTATGTAAATTGAAACTAGGATGAACATCTTTTTTACCATTACCAAAATAGAAATTACCTCGTATGTTACCTATACCAGTTCTATCTATAAGTTCCTCCTCAAGAGTCCTGAGTTCCTCTGTAAGGTCTAATATATCTGCCAATAATACAGTGTAACCCTTATCATAAAACGACTTCATTTTATCGAAATCAAGGAATCCAGTTCCGTCATTTACATAACTATGCTTCTCTCCATACATAGATATTATTTCAACAGTAGGTTGTTGGTCAGGTGCAGTAGGATGTACGAATGGCCATCTCCTTTTCATTCTCAGTATATCAAACATTTGTTCTTCAGTTATATTAATCTGAAAGTCTTGAACAAACTGACACAGTTCTTTTTCTTTTTTCTTAAATAGTTTTTGATACATTATTTAACAAAGTCCTTGTTCATTCCTAACATAGGTCTGCTATCTAAATGCAGATTTACATTATCTTCTTTATTTTCAACCCAATGTAAAAATACTTGTGCGTGGTCTACTCCTCTAAATGGTTCTCTCCAATGTTCAATCTTAGTTCCTTTATATAAACATAATTGTCCTGGAGTTAATTGTACAGGAGTTCCTTTCGTATTCTTTCTGCCACTCTTATCACCAAAGAATATTGGCCAGCAATATGTGTCCTTTAATTTATCACCATGCATGTTAGATAAGTCATATCCTAAACAAAGTGTCCCACTTACAATACACTCGCTCCTATCAATATGTCTTTCCATTTCAGTGCCTTCTGTATACATTCTAGACCAACTATATGTTGGAATAAGTTTCATACCCATATGTTCTTGGACCATTGGTGTTGCTAATGCTAAGACAGTTTCAATAACTGGTTCAGCATATTTGTTCCAAACCTTTTTATTTAAACAATTACTATCACTAAACTCACCATAATGTACTTGTTCATCATCAAATAAATCTGGTTCTATTTCTTGAACATATTTTGCTTTTTGGGCAGACATCTTCAAGTGATGATATAATATTAAAGTTGTTTCGTCTTGTAGAAAATTGTCGAGTATAACCCAACCATTCTCATTGAAAAACTCATTCGACTGTTTTCTAATTGACATATTTTACCTCCAAGGTTTTCCTAATGCCCAAAGCACTAATGAATATCTAGTGCCCTTTGTTATCGGTGTTACTGTATGTTGTTTAAATGAAGGAAAAAATATCATAGAACCTTTTGCTTTTATTTCTGCACATTCCATAATATCAACTCCAGTATCATGCGTCTTACCTAAATCAAATTTTAATTCACCACCCTCAAAATCTTCAGGTCTTGATAAATTTAAAGTCATGCTTATCTTTCTAACCTTTCCTTCAAATGTTTTATCATCTGTATATGGATTGCTTGATTCCTTATCTTCTTCACCTAAAATATATTTTCCAAAGTGGTCTGAACCACCATCGTTGTGCCAACCATATAACCCATCTTTGTCATACTTTGTAAATTGAAAACTCTCTGCCCAATCTATATCCCAGTTCCAACCTGTTTCACTATTAGCAGTTTCTAGATATGGCCAAATTAAATCATACAACCATTGGTCGTTAAACCATGCTACATTACAATCTCTGATATAATAGTCACCCAACTTTTCTTTTGCTTCTTTAGGTGTTAGTTCTTTGACACTAGGTAAGTTTGTACCAGATTGTCTTTCATCGTTGCTCCTCGTTGTACCAGAGACCTCTCCACCACCTTCTCGTATTGCTTTTAACTTTTTCTCACCCATCTTTATAATGGCATCACATACATCGTGAGAGATTGCTTCTTTAAACCAATAATAGTCATGATATAAATTCATAAAGACAATCCTCCATCAATATGGTTTACATGACCTGTTATAAACTTTGCCTCATCTGAACATAAGAAGATTACTAGGTTTGCAATATCATCAGGCATTCCTGCCTGTCTTAATGGAGTCATAGATATAATCTCTGGTTCATACCCTTCGTCTCTCCATATCTTTGTCATATCAGTTCTAGTATATCCAGGAGATACAGTGTGTACTCTTATATTATATTCACCAAGTTCTTTGGCAAGAGAATTAGTAAACCCAACAACTGCTGATTTAGATGCAGAGTATGGAGATTGAAACGATTCTCCTTTGTGATATATTGATGACATATTTACAATAACACCATACTTGTTTTCTTTCATACTAGGAACAACTTCTCTTACTAGTAAAAACATAGATTTTAAATTACAATCAAATGTATAATCCCAATCATGAGTAGTTGTATCTTCAATGTTCTTATTGACTAAACAAAACCCAGCACAATTAATTAAGATATCTGGTTTGTCTATCTTAGAAAGTTCTTCTTTTATTTGTTCCTCATTAGTTAAATCTATAACAATACATTCACCATCAAATTTATGTTTATCTTCTTCTGTCATGGAAACACCAATTACATTAACACCACTTTGTTTTAGTTTGTTTGCGATAGCATTACCAATACCACTTGTCGCACCTGTCACTAATGCTGTTTTACCAATCATTAAGTTTACCTCTCATTTTATATGCGATTGAGTATCTCATTGTTTTTTTATTAAGATGATGTTGTGCCTTGTGTGGCATATTAGCAGGAAATACTACCATTCTATTTCTTACATAATCAACTGTTTCTATTTCATCACCATTCTTAAATAATGTACCACCAAGATCGTCTACTTGCCATTGTTGTGGATAAAAGATAATTGTAGCATTACACCAACCATTACCATTATCGCCTTCATCAGTATGCCAACGACCACCATTGTGTTTACCATAATTGTGAGCATTAACATATACTCTTGTTACATGTGGACATTCTTTAAATAAAGGTTTGTCATTATACTCTGTAATTACACTAGTTAAAAAATTAAACAATACATCTTCTCTTAAATCATTTGTGGCAAAGAAGTTACCCTCATCCATCGTAGTAGATGTATGTGGAAAGTATGGGAGTGTTTTAATGTAATCGTCAACATAATTTAACATTTGTGTATCTAAAACATTATCATATACTTTGAACATTACTAGACTCCCAATTATAAAAATGTGTAATACAATATCTTCCAAGACCACTTTGTGTTGGTTCTTTGTCAAATTTTACAGGTATTACTTGATGTGAAAAATAACTCGGAAAGAGTAACATTCGATTAGACTTAACTTTTATTGTTTTTTCTGCTTGTGGTAATCGTAGGTCGCCACCTTTAAATTGTTTTGGTTCTCTGTAAACCCATATCAAACAAGTAAACATCATACTGTCAATGTGTGGTTTATAATAATCACCATCTTCATAATATGAAATCATAGTTCCATCAGTATTTGTACCTTTGTAACTATGGTGGTGAATAGGAAACGCATCTTCAACAATCTTATAAAACTCAGGCGATCTTTGTTTGTACATATTTCTCAATATGTTTGAGAAGTTTCTACCCTCTTGTGTTAAGTATAAATCCCACAAATGAAATCTAAATGCTTTACTCTTTGGTGTACCATCTATCTCACGAGCAACAGGTGCATTGTTTTCTTCTGTTCTAGAAATTTTATGTCTAGGACAAGACTGATAAAAATCTAGTTCTTTCCAAACAGATTCTAGTTCTTCTGGGTTATACCAATTATCAACAATCAAGTAAGGAAAAACTTCACTATCACTTTTAGTTACTTCCCAATAGTTTTCAATATCAGTGCTATCTACATCATTTAATACTTTCATCATCCTAAAGTTCCATCACTCCTACCACCCATAGTAAACAATCTTCTATGTGGATATATTTTATTATTAATTTTTACTTTCACCTTTTCATCTCTAGTAAAACCTGCTTGTATAGACCAAGCATAATCTTTTGCTTTAATTCTATGAAAGGTATCTCGTTTCACATAGTTAAACCACTTTCTTTCTTTGACAACAATTGTACCATTAACATTTCTTTCCTCAATATACTTACCCCAAAAAATTAATGATAAGAAGTTTGTTTCGTGACTGTGATATATTACTCTAGCATCGTTTCGTGTATTGTTGAACATCTTATCATGGTCGATAGGATGTATTCTTGATACTAGGATAGTGAAGAATGGAGACCAGAATCCCCATCGTGATAATGCTGTAACACCATTGTTGGCAACAACATGATTTGGACCAAATCCAATTTTAAGTTTTTTACATATCTTCGAGAATAACTCTTTCATACTCACCATTCTCCCTTGCTTTAGGAAAGAAAATATAATCATCAACTCTTTTTATAATATCTGATGGTACTTGATTACCATTATCATCATACTTCGATTCGACAATTTCTATTTGTTCTATATTATTTATACTGCTTGAATAACTTGATGTAATCTCAATATGAGAAAATTCACCTTTCTTTTTAACTTTAGTTCTTTTAACACAACCAAAAAATTTAAGTCTAATTAAATTTCCCTCATTATCATACTCACACTTAAATGCGTTCTTTGTGTTTATCCTATCAATAGCATCAGTTCCATTATCTACATGAACAAGATTTGTAAATGGTTTAGCAATATCTTTATTTTGTTTATCAATCCATTTATATACATCTTCAGTATTACCTGTTATAAAAAGGTTTTGTCCCATTCTTTCAAATGTATCTGAGTAATATTCTGACATCCAAGCAATTTCTAAACCATCATCTAATTTAGTTTTACAAATAACTTCTGGATTATCGTCAGTCTTATAATAAACTTCAGACCATTTCTTAGCATTATCTAAATCATAATAGAAACAGATAAAATCTTTATCATAAAATATTTCATGTTGGTCTTTTAATTCTTTGTAGTGTTTATTTTTTTCAAGATTAAAATCATCAGAACCACATACATTAGTTACAACGAGATTATCTTTTAAATGATAACCAAAACATTGGTGTGCTGGATCTGCCCAAGAATATGTCTCACTTGGAAATACTTTATATATTTGTTCTTGTATTTTCTTCACCTTTTTTCTATGTGACAATATTCCTGGATTAAACCAGTATATCTTCCAAGTTGCTTCGTTGTCTTCAACTATCACTCTATGTAAATATATCATATCTCTAATCGCTTATTGTAAAAAATCTTTCATGTTTTAATTTCCTACCACTTTCTTTTAATCTTACAGTTGGTTCACACTTTCGTTTTCCCATAAACATTAATGTATATACTGGTTTATAACAAGTAATTTTATGATGCCATCCACAAGGAAGATAATTAAACCATTTATGTGAAGTTCGAAATACTTTATTTACTTCTAACACATCTTGTAGATATGCTCCTTTTAAAATAAAGGATAGAAAACTTCCTTGATGTGAATGATACACCTGCGATATCTTATGTAAATGTGTGATTGGATATATTTTTGAAATAAAGATAGTTAGATAGGGAGTCCAGAAACCATACCTTTTTATACAGGTAATACCATCTTTATTGATTACATGACTTGTGCCTATGCCACAGTTTTTAAAAATCTTTGTAATTAATTTTTTCATAGTCTTTATCCCTTGCTTTAGGAAATAAAATATATTGTTCATTATCTTTTGGTTTTGATGACTTTATAGAATTACCATAATCATCATACTCTGGTATTACTATTTCAGTTTCATCTAAATTATTTATACAGTCTGCATAATCTGCTTTATACTCTGTTCTGTATTCACCTTTCTCACGAATAGAAACTCTATCAACATGTGCCCATAATTGTAAACTAATTAAGTGTCCATACTTATCAAATACAAACTTAAATAAATCGTCTTTATGTAACCATTTATCTACAGGTATAGGTTTAGGAATATCTTTGTTCAAACTATCTGCGAAGTCATACACTGCTTTAATATTATCACATCCATTTATTAATATATTTTGAGATATGTATTTAAAATCTTCATCGTAAAATTCTGAGACAGTATTAATATGAACTGTAGATGGAACATCAACAACAGGATCTGGATAGTTTTCATATCCAAAGTTTTCTATATCTCTATAAACTACTTCAAATATTTTTGATTTAGTTTCCATATTGTAAAGGTATCGAGTGTATGCTTTGCCTGTCAATATAGGATGTTGTGCTTTGAGTGCGTGTTTCCTTTCTAAAGTTTTCATTTCATCTTCAAAGGGAGAACACATATGAAATATAATATTATTATCATCATGGTTCATACCATAGATGTGATTGACAGGATAAGTATATGTCTCATCAGGAAACACATCACTTATCTGTTTGTGAATCTTTTTGACAAATTTTACTTCAGATAGTTTTGTTGGATCAAACCACCATACTCTAGTTAAGACTTTACAGTCTTCAATCAATACTCTATGTAAGAACATAATTTATTCGTCTGCGTACCTAAATCCATCTGTGTCATATTTTGGTTGAACAATTTTACATGCTGAATCTGAAACTAGTGTTTTAGTTACATCTAAGTTTTTAATACCATCAGAATATCTTAAAGTATGTTCAATACTAAATTGTCTTCTAACCTTTTTAGATCTGACTTGTTGTACCTGAACACCACCATATAATTCTACACTTGTTAATTCATCATCAGAGTTAAATGAGAATTTAAAGTAATCAGTATCTTCAGTTAATTCATGTTCACGAATTATCATTCTCTCACCAGTCTCGAAACAAATATAATCCATATCATCATTCGGCATAAACTCACCTTCTTGTATCATATAGACAGAACCATCTTCAAATAATATTTTATCGGTTGTATCTAAATCGTCAGGTATTGGCAAATCTATATCTGACTTTAAACTCTTTGCCCATGCATATACATCATGTAATCTACCTTGAACATATACATGTTGAACATTAGTATTATTAAAACTTGAATCGTATTCTTCTGTTATCATTAGCAATAATAGATTTTTTCCCAATGGTTCTACAGGATATGCTGAACCTGAATTATATGCGATTTCAAACTTTCTTGTTTCATCTGTTAAGTTAAATGTCCAGAACATTTGTTCTTTATTTAATAATAGATTATGGTATAAAGAAAGAGGAATATTCTCATCAGCATATGGAAAAGAATCTTGGGGAGATAAAGTGCATGCAGTTAAATTGTCATCGTTATCAAAAACTAATTTAAAAGAATCATTTACACTAAGTGTATATCCTGATGGAATAGTAGCAGATAAACTACTGTTTAATGATTTGACTAAAGAGTCTACATTTGCAAGTTCACCTATAACATATACATTTGATTTATTCTTATCAACATACTTTGCATCAAAGTCATGTGTCATTCTTCTAAGACTAACATTAGAAGGCATACTAAATGGCAAACTTGGAGAGGTATACTCTATCTCTATTGTTTGTGTATCATTATGAAATTCTCGATCTGCTTCTGCTCTAGAAAGACCACTAGCAACAGTATCTGGAACAGAGTCTAAAATATTTTTAACAGTTTCTCCATCATCATCTAGATAATAAGATGCGATGGTTATAATATTTGGATTAGAAACATCAATGTATGCTTCCTGAATAAACTGTTCAAATCCTCTTCTATTAATAAAGAAGTTATTCCAAACAGCATGTATTCTTGACTTCAAAGATAACATCTGAGTATCATCTTTAGTCAAAGCATAATATGCGATTTCTTTTATATCTTTATTCTGAACTACAATTCTACTTAATTCCATTAAGATGTTGCTCCAATGACTTGCCCAGAATTATTTAATGTTAATTGGTTTCCGTTTGGTTCAATTGCTTTACCTGCTGCACCTCCAGCACCATCACTTGTTCCAGTACCTTGTCCTCCAGCAGCACCATTAGCACCACCTGCTCCACCATTAGGATTTGTTTGCCCAGTAGAGTTACCACCTGCTCCACCACTAGTTAAATTTGCTGATCCTGCTTGTCCTGCTTGTCCTTGACTATTACGACCAGCACCACCAGAACCTGCTTGTGATCCAGCACCACCGCCACCTCCTCCTCCTCCGAAGAATTGTGTACTTGGTGGATTTCCAGGTTGTCCAGGTTGTCCAGGAGATGGACTCTTACCACCACTTGGTGGGTTTCCTGGATTTCCAGGTTGTCCAGGTTGTACAGATGAACCTCTGGCACCACCACCACCTCCTCCACCTCCAGCATAGATATCACCTGGAGCAGTGTTTTGTACAGTAACAGGATAATTAATTTCTATACTATCACCTGCTGCTTGACCTGCTTGTACTGATGCACCTGCAGAAGTCATACCACCACCACCATCACCACCACGACCTCTAAATGCACCATTGTTTACAATAGTAATTGTGTCGCCAGTTGCCCAGTTGGGTGATGCACCTGTAGCAAGTGCAGCAGTTCCAACAGCATTAGAACCTACTTGAGCATTGTTAGTTAGAACTATGTCAGTTATACCTGATGAATAAGTTCCACCTCTGTTTTGAGATATTTGATAGTTGTTTGTATTGGAAGATATTGTTAGAGCAATACTAATTCTATTTGCCGATCCATAAAATTGACCGATAGAGATTGCACCTGATGATGGAATACCACCACTGTCACCTTGTATTCCAGATGCTACATTATCACCACCAGCATAATATTCTGATAGAGAATGCGGAGTAGATCCACCGAACTCTCCTGCTATTTGATTTATAGATAAACTATTGGGACTACTTGGTAATGCCACTTCTCAACTCCTCAATTTCATCAGACAATTCTTTCACTGCCTCAATTAATAAGGCATGTAATTGGTCATATTGTAATACTTTATATTCGGTTTCATCTTCAACACCCATCTGGAGTGGTAATGCTTTTTCTCTAACTGCTTGTGGTAATACTTTTTCTACTTCTTGTGCTATTACACCAGCACTTCTCTTACCATCATTTTTGTATGTAAACTCAACACCTCTGATACTTTTAACTTTTTCTAATGCGTTTTCTACTGTAGAAATATCAGTCTTTAATCTTTCGTCAGAAGTTGTAGTTGAGAAAGCAATTACATCGTTATCTACATGTAAATCTCCATCATTCTCTAAACGCATATCCATGTTGCCATCTAGATACCAATCATGAGTTGTTGTGTTGATAATATAATAATCGTTAGTATCTCTACCTATTTGAAATACATCGTTTCTTAAATCACTTTCTACTGCTACTGTAATCGCACCAGATCCTGTAATCGCACCACCTGATACATCAATACCAGCACCAGCAGTTAATTCTACACTTGTTACAGTTCCAGCATTTGTAGTAAATCCAGAGTCGTTATTGAAACCAGAAAGAGCAATATTGCCTTTTGTTAATTTCTTTTGAGCATCTGAAGCATCAACAACTGCAAAGAAATCACCATCTCCGTCAGAAGTTGAAGTTGTAAGTTCTGACAAATCTACTGATAGTGTATGAGTAGTAGTTTCTCCAGATGTTGCAGCAGTGGAATCTACACCTGTTCCACCAGTAATCGTTGCTACATAATCACCTGCTGTATGTGTTCCTAATGTAACAGAATTATTTTGTTGTGTTGTAGAAATACTAATTCCTGCTGAACCATCAAAGTTAGCAGTACCAGCAACTGCCCCAGCGACTGCGATTGCTCTTGCTGTAGCAAGTGCTGTAGCAGTGTCAGCATTGCCTGTAACAGCACCAGTTATATTACCTGTAAAAGATGCTGCTGTAACATTACCATTGAATGTTGCTTTACCTGCATCAGAACCATCGATAGTTAAGAATGTTGTATCAGCACCACCATCTGTTCCTTTAATTATAATATCAGAATCATTCGCTTGAGCATCTATGGTTATATTACCAGATGTTGTAGTTAGGTTAATTGCAGCATCACCTGCAGAAAGATTATCTGCTGGAATCTCAGCATTTAAAATATTAGTGCTAGGATTATATGTTAAATTAGAATCTGTTTCAATTCCTTGACTTCCAGTTTGACCATCTACAAAAGTAACAAAAACACTTTCGTTAGCAGTGTTATTAGCACTTGAAACAACTGTTGTTGCTGCACCACTAAATGTACTTGTAGAACCACTTAATAATACAGTGCCAGTTTCGTCAGGAAATGTAATTGTTCTGTCTGCTGTTGGGTCAGCAACTGTTAAGGTAGTTTCAAAGTCATTATTAGTAGCACCCTCAAATACTATCACTCCATCTTCTTTTACATTAAAAGTACCTGAAGAAATATTATTAGTATTTAATTCGTTATATTCAATAGTACCTGCTTCAATACCTGTAACATCGGTTACGAGGTTATTGAACTGCGTCCTTAACTGATTTAATGTGTTCGTTGCTGGAACACTTGTAGCAGATATTGCCATGTTTGTATCCTACCTGTTAATCTTTTTAGTATTTATAATTGTTTTTTCAAGTTTTTCTACTTTTTCATTTAGTTCCTTAACTGATTCGATAAGGAGTGCCACTATATTACCATAAGCAACTGATTTAATTTTATCATCAGAACTATCTTCTCTTATTACTTCTGGTGCAACTTCTTCAACTTCTTGAGCAATTACACCCATCTGTCTTGGTCCATCTGTATCTTTTCTATCAAATGTTACACCTCGTATTTGACAAACTTTATTCAACGCATCAGGTATAGTTTCAATATTTTCTTTAAGTCTTACATCTGAGAACGCAGTAACATCGTTATTAAATGTTGCTGCTCCAGCAGCAGACATATCTAATGTAAGTGCTGTAATACCACTACCACCATCATTACCTTGAAATATCATGTCTTTATCGCTAACTAAAGATTTAATTGTTAAATTATCGCTGTCTAAACTAACATGTCCTACATTAGTGCTTCCATCTTTAAAAATAACTTCATCTCCACCAGCATCTAAAATAATATCTCCTGCTACATCTAATGTTAAATCACCTGAACTTAAATCTATCTCTGTGCCATCTATTGTAATGTTATCTATAACTACACCAGCATTAGCAGTTACAACTCCAGTAACACCGAGAGTTGTTGCCATATCTACAGCACCATCAATGTCAACTACATCTAAGTTTGTAGTACCATCAACATCTATATCACCTGATATATCTAATGAAGCAAAGACAGAAGTACCTGTTGCTGTTACTGTTCCATCTACATCTAGATCTGTGCTGTTAAGTAGATTTAAATGGTCATTAGTTAATCTCATGTTAATAACATTAGAACCATTTTCTTTACAAGCAAACTCTATAATACCATCTTCTGTACCATCAGATGCGTCACCAATCTTACCAGTAATTTTTGCATATAAAACTTCTTGGTCTGCATCATTTTCACCTTGAAATTTAATCTGCCCTAAGTAATCGCTGTCAGCAGGTGAACCACTGTTTCGTTTCAAATCTATAACTGGACCAGCACTAGCACTATCTTCTGTAGTAGTTAAAGTAAGATTTGTGTTTGTGTCTGTTCTTGTGCTTGATATATTACCAGAAATATCTAATTCTGTTGCGACAATCTTATTGTTAAATGTTGCTGCTCCAGCAGCAGAACCATCGATAGTTAAGAATGTTGTATCAGCACCACCATCCGTACCTTTTAAAATTATATCACTATCATTTGCTGCTGCATCGATTGTAATATTTCCAGACGATGTAGATATAGTTACAGCAGCATCGCCAGCAGTTAAATCATCACAAGCAAGTTCTGATGCTGATGCTGTACCTGCACCTACTATAACAATATTATCTGAACTATCTCTTACATATATTTTTTGGTCAGCAGTATTTACTGCCATTTCCCCTACAGCAAGATTAGATGTAGAAGGAACTGAACTACCAGTTTCGGATCTTTTGGGTTTAATTACAGTTGCCATTTAAGAAACCTTATCTATCGATTAGAGTTTTTAGCATGTCTTTTATTTCATGCATCTCACACTTTAAACTATTTATTTCTCTAGTGGCATCTCTTATTTCATCCCTCTGTCTTTGAGCATCCAAAGATCTTCTTTTTGCGTTTTCAAAAGCAGAAGTATTAACATTAACTACAGCACCAGAATTCATATCTCTTGCTAGATCTGTATTATCTTCTACCTTTACATACTCTCGTTTTTCCATATTATGTCGCCAAAGCAATTGCTCTTAAATCCTTAATTCTTGGAGGATTCGCAGCATCAGTTGATTGTAAAATAATTTTTATTTGAAATTGTTTAAATTCTTCTAGTGCTGTTCCACTACCTTCATCATCAAGACCAGCAGTATAGAAATATTCTCTAAAGTCATTTTCATCTAAAGAATTAGTTATGCCACCATCTGGTGAACCATCAGTATTAAAATATGTAAAACCTAAATCTTCAAAATCTTCATCAGAGTTTTGTGGTTTAATTCTAAACATAATTTTAATATCTGCTGAAGAATGTTTTTGAGCAGCAAAGAATATTTTTAAAGCAGTAGCAGGACTTTCTAAAACTACAGATTTAGTAAAATATATTGCAGAGTTATTGTCACCACTAGGTTTAGTTGAGTCAACAAAGTTTGCTGTAGGATAAACATCTGAAGATGATTCGACATCATTTACTCTGTTAGATACAGCAATTAAAGATGCTCTATCTAAATCTATTACAGGTGATAAGTTTTCATTTGTTGTAGACAAAGTAATTGGTAATTCTAAAGAAGAAGCACCACCTAATTCATTTAATTCATTTATGCGAGAAGCAACAATAGCAGTAGAATCTAATTTAAAGTTTTCATTTAAAGTAATTACTGATGAAGTTGCATCTTTTGTAAATGATGTTTCAGTACCACTTGGACTTGTACCTGTAGTTTTCTTTATGTTTAATGATATATCTGTATCAGGTAACTCCATAGATCCAATAATAGTTTTACCAGTTTCGAATCTATAATTTTCAGTAGCAAATACATTAGCACCACCCACCTCAGCATCTGTAGAACCACCAGTTACAGCAGGTGATGTTGATATTGTTATAGTATAAGAATCTATATTGACATTACTAATATCAGTGTGTGTAGTATTAATTTCTGTTAATGGTACATTGTTAAGCATGTATAACTCAATAGTTGAGTCATCAACATGTGCTGCTGCTGTTGTTCCACCTACACCTCTTGTCAAGGACGATATTGCTGTTCCAGAAATAGTACCAGAGATTATCTCGTTGTTTATCTTAACGAATGCTGTACCAGATCCTGGGAATCCTGTTGCCGATGTTAGAGTTAATGATGTGCTAGTTGCAGTAATAGCACCATCAAGAGTAGTAGATATCTCAGACTTAACACCAGTGATTGTTACATTATTAGAAGTAGAGTACATACCATGGTCACCATGCTTTACTCTTGCCTCTAGAGTATCATGAGTTAATACGATAGGATTTGCTCCGAGACGAGCACCATATAATTTTGTAGTGCCATCTTCTTGAGTAGTTTCTTCCCCTATTTCTTCATTCTTTAATGTTGCTGTACCAGCAGTTGTAGAGAACTTTGCTTTGTACATATTAAGTTTCATATCTTGAGATTGTACAGCATTCCAAGTTGTATTGTTTTGTGACTTAAATAAAGATCCAAGATGTGGTTGAGATGACACTGTTCGACCAGTACCAGATAAATCAACTTCACCCATTTGTGAGATCCAAAGTCTGTAGTCTAAACTGTTTGTTAAACACACAACACAATATTCTAAACCTTGCTTCAAGTAAATTGGTGAGTCAAAGTTAAATGTTGTTGGTGTAGCACCATTTGAAGAAATGTTTATATCACTGGCATTTAATACCTTTCTACCGAATGGTAAAACTTTTGGTCCAGGATATCCATTTACTACATCTCTTATCTCAACCCAAACAGGTAAAATTTTATCTTTAGCACCAAAGTATAAATCTACTTTAGTTACAAAACAACCACCATCTTCTGTTACTAAGAATGTTTGTGCTAAAGGATCTACTCGACCTCGTGGTTCAACTATTCTATCACGAGATGTTGAACTTGTTAAACTTCTATTTTGTGTAACAGTGTTTTGTACAATTCTAGCATTACGAGTTGCTATGATAGTTTCTTGTTCAGTTTCTAAAATACCTTGTGCGTTGTAGATTGTTTGTCCAGCAGTTTCAACCACTGACTCATCTTTAGAGTTAGTTGAACTGGATGTTAATCTAAATTCTACTTCACCAGTTCTAAATCTAGGATTGTTTTCTTGATCTCTAAATCTAGTGTTAGGAATTCTAAATGTACCTCTTACTTCACCTACACCATTTGCGATAAGTGAACTGCCCTCAACTGGACTTGTCACATTTGAAAAAGTTTCATCGTCAGATTGTGCTGTGTAAGATACTCTTTGACCATTCGCTCCTATAGAATTATAAGCAACATCTCCAGGAGTACAGAATGAATTAACATCAACACCAGCAAAGAAAGCATATACTCTAGTGTTTGGTAGAAACCCTTTACCCTCAAAAGAAATAGTTCTTGGTCGTATAAATGGAACTAATGCTCTAGATACTACTCTACTTCCTATTGATTCTGTTTCTATATTTTCTACAACACCAGTTCTTAGACCAGTCCTTGTTTGGTCTGTACGAACAGATGATACTGTACGAACTATTGTATTGTTATTAGTTCTATGCGTCATTAGTTATTTCTCCATTTTCATTTACCAAGAAGAATCTAAATTTATCTCCATTTTGTTTCTTGTTAGCAACAGGTGGTGGTGGTGGACCCATCATTGGTCGACGAATAACTGCTTCTGGTGGAATAACTCCTTGATTTGCTAAGAATGGTCTAGTTGTAATTGTACTCACAACACCAGACCACTGAGTTTCCCATGCATTCCAAACTGTTCCGATATCTGCAGATGCTACTACAGCATCAAAGTTTCCTTCTTGATTTACTATTACTGCTGGTGCTTGTTTTGTTTCAAACCATGTATCACTAGCAGGTTGTAATTCAATTTTACCAACCCAGTTACTAGTCATGAATGGTTGTACATTCTCAACTCTTGTCGCATAAGGTTGTTCTACAAATACTTCTTCAGTATATGGAAGTGTTATTAAGTCGCCAGTCTTTTGATAACCAGCACCTGTTCTTTCTGAGTCAGTTGTAACAGATTCTACAAGTGTAACATTTCTACCATCACCGATAGGTCTTAATTCATTATCTATCATATCAATAGCAACATTATAGTCAGGATGGAAAACATCACCAACTTTATGTCCAGCAAAGTTATCTACTATAAATCCAGACTTAAATCTATTTAAACCATTCGCATCTAATATTTCAAAAGATTCGGCATCTCTTTCCAATAAACTTAATGCTGTATAATATTCTATATTTTCGATACGATCTTGTAAAAGACCAATATCTTTCATTGTAAATCTTTGTGTTTTATATCTTCTAGACTCAACGGAATCTGGTGTAAATGTGAAAGCAGGGATAAAGAATCTAGCAAGTTTTAATGCGTTATCTAAATCTTTTGGTTCTTCAGGACTTTCTGCAGAACTACCCTCTATAATTTTAAATTCACCATCAGCAGTCAAAAATAAGTTAGCAATTTTAGATAGATAAAATTCAAAGTCGTTTGAACAAGTGCTATCTGGTTTTGGTATGTCTATACTAGCAGAACCAGTTCCTGTAAATGCTCTATGTACAAAATCAAAGGATTCAGCATTTACTTGGTCTACAGTTGATATAGTTTCAGAAGTACCACTAATATTAGCAACAGTTGGTCTGAAGTCTAATGAGTTTCTTAGTAAGTGATGTCCTGTTATTTGTATTGTTTGTGGATTAACTAAAGATTCATTGTATGCTGGTATATCATCAAAATTCATTTGTCCTGCTTGTGATGTATATGAGTCAACACTAAAGAAGTCACCAGAACCATGAGAGAAGTAATCATATACAACTAATAATCTTCCAGTAGGATCTGCTGCTCCAGAATTTTTGTGTATCCTAGAAATATCATAATAGTTATCTCTTTGACCAGTATCTAATTTATAATTATCTGTAAGTAATTTACTTCCTACAGTTACAGTGCCGACTGTTGCTGTAGCACTAGAGTTTGAACCTGTAATAGTTTCGCCTGCAGTAAAGTCAGTAGAACCAACTCCACCTAAAATTACATAAGACATTGGACTTGTTGCTGTAATACATCTAGCAATAGCACCAGAAGTTGCACCTGTAATTCTTTCACCTCTATCAAATGTTCCAGTAACAGATGACAATGTCATTTCTGGTGTTGTAGCATCTGCACTTGTGCTTTCTGAATCATACACAGCAAGTAGTTGATACACATCTGCTCTACCTAATGATATTACACTATGTGTTGGTCTTGTACCAAACGGATCTGAGTCAGCAGCAACTTTTAATTGCTTACATATGTTTGTAGTTTTAATTGCAGCAGCAACATTACTCTTAACGATAGTTCCGATAAGTTTAACTTTAGCATTCTCACCTAATATTGTATCATCAGTAATTGTAATTGTTGCTGAACCAGTACCTGTTATTTTTCCAGAAATAGGAACTTGGGCACCCTGTGCACCTGAACCATCTCCTGCTACAAGTATAGTCATAACATAGTCACCCTCTGCAAAGGATGCGAATACTTCGTTTGTTCCTGCGGAGAACGATACTGCCCCAGAAGAGTTAGATGTTCCTACGAACTGTCTTCTTATAGTGTATTGTGTGTCACTAGCACCACTGTTATCTGCAGTCAATAAAGTCTTAGTTGTATCTTTTGGTAAATCGAATAGAGTTGTGTTTTCATCCGATCTATAAATAATTGGTTGTTTAACTGCTGCGAGGGTAGTAGATAAATCTCCTGCTACTGTATAATCTAAACGAACTTGCTCAAGTATTAAGTCAGCAGTGAAATCTTGTCCAGAATCTGCGTCATCCATGAACAATTGTTTTCCTTCACTAAATTTAAAACTATTAATACTTGAAATAGTTAAGTCTGCATTACTGCTATTCTCAACAATTAAATCTGTTTCACCAGAGTCATGAACTGTAATCTTTTCAGATGCTTGGAATGTACCAGTTACATTTGTTAAGAAAACTGCTGTACCAGTTGTTAGTGAACCATAAACAAAACCAGTAGCACCAGATGTGACACCAGTTACTTTTTGTCCACCAGTTGCTTCGTTTGCTACTATGGTTGGACTTGGTGTTCCACTCATTGTAAGTTTTGTAAACATACGAGTATCAAACAAGTATGCTCTGTATATTGCTGCCACATTACCAGATGTGCCACTTAAATATTGTATTGCTCTAATTCTAGTTGTACCTATTTGACTTCCTGCTGCAGCACCTCTAGAAGAAGTAGCAGTGTTAAAAATCTTGACTTCTTTGAATGGTGTTGCCTCACCACTTACATCGCTAATGTCTGGAGTACCATACAAGTTATCAATTTTTACAAAGTTACCAAAATCTAAATTAGTTATTCCGCCACTTACAGTATTAAAATCTCTTGATTTAGTTATATCTTTAAATGTAGTAGCAATCTTTTCTACTTCGTAACCACGAATGTATGCTTTACCTGTAGAACAAGCAACAGATAATAAAGTTTCCCCAGCAGTATTACCATCATCAGTTGTATTACCAGAACTATACACACCAGAAAACTCTCTACCACCTACAGAATTATCAATAGATTCTTTTACTTCAAATGTAAATGGTCTTACAGTGTAATCACCTGACTCATCAAAAGTTCTTCTTGCGAGTGTGTCACCTAATACTGAATAATCTGTATTTCTTGCTTCAGATTGAACGATACCATTTTTAAGGTTCATTAATTCTATAAACGAACCATCATCAGCAGATTCTTCATCTAACTTGGAAAGTGTTAATGTGAATTTTAATCTATGTGCACCTTTGGCAGCATAGTTACTAGTACCTCTAGCATTATCGGTAAGTGAAGAATCTTCTTCAGGTGTAATTAAATCTTCAGATACAACTAAACCTATACGAGCAGATTCTGTTATTGAGTTTGTACTTAATACTAATGTTTGTTCTGCGACTCTTACAAAAGATCCACGAACAAAATATATACCTTCATTAATTTCTACTGCCGAACCAGTATTAGAAGCAGAGGTAGTAGAAGTTGTTGCTGAAACTGCTCCTATCGCATAACCAGTTGTATGTGTTATAGCAACATCAGCAGTAATGTTTTCATCATTACCAAAAACAGCAGTTGAGTTATCTGACCCTGTTTGGTAATAGTTTACAAATAAGATTGGTGCAGTTGTTGATGTAGCATCTTGATATCCTACAACATATGCTTTAACACCAGTTGTAACACCAGTAATAGATACAGGATCGGTAGTATTTAAGAACTGACTTGCGTCTATATCTTCACCACCAAATGTGCTTTGTAAAGAAACACTATCGTAAGAATCAGTATACGATATCTGTCCAGGAATTACTACACTTCCTTCTTTAAATACATGACTACCATGTCGTTCTACTTGATTTTGTAAAATAGATTGTAGAGTTGTTAACTCTCTTGCTTGTACCGCAAATCCAGGTCTGAACATAACTCTATGAAAATTATCATTTTCATTAAAGTCGTCAAAATAAGGTGCGACATTTAAATCAGTATTTTGTGCCATATTTAAAACTCAATTATTAATTTAATATCTTCAGTTTGGTCTGTATCTCTTTGTATCGGTTTACGATTTTCTAGATACAATATCAAACCACTATCTGGTTCTAATTCAGGATTAGCATAACCAGATGATAATGACAACGCAGTGCCATTTGCTAATGTAACTGACTCAGTTGTGCTTGAGGGTGAACCAGTAGCACCAGAAGTTGCACCAGTAACTGTGGTTGTTCCAGTAAATAGACTATGGTCACCTGTTGTACTATTAGTACCAAAGTCACCAAATCTTTCTTGTTGATAATATAAAAGTTTTAATGTAGAATCCCATTCAACCACTTTACCAATAGCACCTGAAGTTGCTTGAGAAATCTTTTCATCCACTTCGAAGTTACCACTATTAGATGACATCTTAACAACATATGTTTGTCTTATTGTAGTAGCACTAGCAATAGTTGATGTACCAAAGTTTGTTGGGTCAACAACTAAACCAACTTGTCTAAAGTCATTTGCTGCTGTAATATCGTCGCCCTCATCACCAGTTAAAGATGTTGATGTCATTACAAAGTGACCACCCAATTCTTCACAAGGGAAGAACCCATGACCATTTTTTGGACTGATGACAACATTTACTGCTCCACCTGAACCACTCATATTAGATGCACTTGTTAAACCTGCATCACTAAATGTAAATCCTGTTCCCAAGTTTACTGTACCAAAAGTATAGTTAGCACCTTTAGCATGAACTGTTGTATCAGTTCCAGCAGTTAAACCAAATGATTGTATTTGGTTACTACTTACTGTAATTCTTATGATAGCACCTGATGCAGTTCCAGCACTAGTGCCGTCACCATAAACTGCAGCATAATATGTGCCATTAGTATAACCTGAACCACCAGTAATTGTTAATGATTCTATCGCACCATCGACAGCAGCAGCAGAAACAGTAGAGTCAGTTACGACAGGAACAAACTCTGATGTTACATACTTTGCTACATTAGATGCTGATATTGTATACATGTATTTAAGAACATACCCACCCAAAGCAAAAGGAGCACTAGAGGTAGAACTTGGTTCCGCACCTGAATAGGCAGTTCCTCCATTATTATCCAGAACTTTGTATACTTTATAATCAGATGTTACAAAGTAAAAAGATGAGTTATATAAATTAGAAGCACCACTTGTTGTTGCATTAGAAGAACTTATATTGTGCTCATACATATCATAAGTTGTTCCATTTACCCAGTTCCTTCTAGGAATAGTAAATGCTATATCTGAAGATGTTATCTTCTTTGCACCCAACATAGAATCCCATGCATAATACTCTGTATCTGCTGGGGAATCACTTGGTATTGGTGGGGATCCATCACTTCCTGATGTTGTACCAGAGGTAAATGGTGCTGACTTTCCGACAAACAAATAATAAGCATTTCCTGCTGTTTCTGAGAAAGATTCCTCAAACTGCTTAGAATTATGTTGTCTAAATTTTTCGGTTATAATTGCTGACATGTGTCGTTTCCTGTCTGTTACTTACTTATGTTTATATTTATAAAAGTTTTTTCACGACTTTTAAATTGTTATACCAGTTGCTCCCTCTAAATCCAAGTTTTCACCTGCATTAGCAGAAGAACCATTCGTTCCATTTAATACTAAATTACCACCTGTTGTATCAGTTCCATCTTCTAGTGCTACATCACCAGTTGCTCTAACATCAATAATTGCTTCGTGTACCACTGGTAGAGATCCCAGACCCATCTTATTAGGTGTAGTTTCTGGACTTAATGTGTAGTTCTCAAATGGAACATGACCAGAATTAGTTATTAAGTTTGTGCTTTCTAAAGTTAATACTGTGGTTGTAGTTTCAAATGTTTCTAAGTTCACTCTAAATTTTTGTGCGTCAGAGTAAGTAGCAACAATATCACCATCGAGTAATATGAATCCACTACTATCTTCCAATATAATATCATCAAAGTCATTTGCGGAGAAGTAATCCTCTAATACAATATTATCCACTCCTTCTTGAAGCATTTTATCAAAGACAGAAGTACTGTCAAACTCTTCTGCTTCTACTTGACCATTACTATCTAAATCAAAATATCCTCTCTTGGTTGTTTCTTGTAATACTTTATAACCAGCAGATGTGGCATCACTATCAATACCATCTAATAATATTTGACCATTAGATTCTAATAGTATCTCATCTATTTCTATCGCATCTGGAAAATAGGTAGACTCAATTGTTTCTAATCTTATATGGTCTGGTTCAAATACATCACTTAATCTTATCTCACCAACTTGTTCAAATGTCAAACCAGCATCTTCATAATCTTCTTCTAAATGAATTTTCTCACCAATATCTGCGATATCATCTCCTGGTGGAATAAACCATCTATCACCCTCTTGTCTAATTCTACCACTATCTTCTAATAAAACAAATCCAGATTCGTCTTCAAGTATTGTAAATAATACTGGTTGTGGTATAACTTCTACACCATCTAATACAACATAACCTCCATTAAAACTTCCTGGAGTATCATTCTCTAATTGTATTCCTGCGTTCTCAGTAAATGGATAAAACGCAAGATCTAATAATAAGTTATCTCTTCGAAGTGATGGTAATGATGTTTCTCGTTTAACATTAATAGTTTGTAATGCATAACCCTCAGCATCTCCACCTGGAGCAATAGATTCTTCTGACATTAATCTACCACCAGAGTTTCTATCTTCGAAAATTATACTATGTCCACTTTCAAGAACTAGTGTATCATTGATTTGTCCATCAAGTTTCTTGGCAGCAATACGCATCTGTAGAGTTTCATCAAACAGTGCTTCAAATGATGATGCAAGTATTGGTGAGAACTTTTCTCGATATTCTGGAGCAAAGGAACCTGCGTTTCTTAATCCGACAGATATAGTTGATGCGATAGAAACTTTACCAAATGGTTGGAATCCAGCAGGATGTATTGCTCTCTTTAATTCATTAATATAAGTTGAGAATGATTGACCAACCTTAACTTCATAAGAATAATCTTGATAGTAATAAGAATCTTGAATACGAATTAAGTCTTCATCTATAATACTAAATGCATCAATGTAAGAACCTGCAGATTGCATCCAAGTATCTATGGTAGATGTACCAGTACCTATATCAGCATTGATGATAGTACCACTCGCTCCACTAGAGTCAGTGATTACAACATCTCTATCTGAAAAATCTATCGGTTGTTCTAAAATTATATTATAGTTTTCATCTCTACTTCCAGTGGCAGTAGCATCAGCAACAATATAATATTGTGCCTCATCCTCTTCAAATAAAATCTGTTCATTGTCTTCAAGAACTAAAGTATTACCAAATGTTTCATGTGAAACTCTACCACCTGTATGTTCTGTTAATAAGAAACTGCTATTACTTAATTCTTGATATGCGTTTATGACTAACTTGTCACCCTCATCTTGTACTGGTGCACCCTCTATACTTTCTTCTAATAAAAACTCTGGTCCATTTACATCACCTAATACAGTGCCGATTGCTTGACCACTTTCTTGTCTTAGTGTATCAGTTGCATTATCAGATCTAGGTGTTCCTTCTTCAAGTAAAATAACAGACTCATAACTAGTTGTACCATCTAATAAAATACTATCGTCTGCATCATTAATAGTATCTGGTAATTTTGGAGTTAATACTGTGTTACCAAAACCAGATAAGTTAGCATTGTAATAATATAAAGTTGGTGAACTCGCAGCAACAACAAGTTTTAAAAATGCTCCAGCAGTGCCTTGTCTTATTGAAGTTGCACTTTTAGTAATACCAGTGGTATATTCTGTACCACTAGCATTAGTTCCATCAGGAGTTGTTGATAATTGAAACTTTCTGTTTAATGACTCACTTAAATTATAAAGTGAACTATCTGATAAATCAAAGAAGTATGTGCTTCCCTCTAATAATTCTAAAGTTGGTGCTTCAATGCCATCAATGAAAAACTTTATAACATTCTCATCAGCAGATGAACTACCAGCAGTAATCTTATATCTTCTGAATACATTTGATGGTGAAGTTGTTCCTGTACCATTAAGTGTAACAAACCCACCACCATCGAACTGTTGTATGTCCTCTAGTATAACACCAGCAGGTGTTAGTGTTTCGTTCTCAAGTTCTATACCTTGATTATTAGAACCATCAGACTCAGAAATAATTTCCTCTACATCTCTAAAGGTTGTCTCAAGAACCTGCGTATCAGCATTGTAGGACTTCACAGTACCACTGTGAGTTGTTAAAGTATAAGTTGCAGCAAATGTACCACTAACATTTTTTAGTACAAAGTGTGCTCTAAAATCTAATTCTGGTGGATTATCAGAAGTATGACTAAATCCTGGATTAATAATTTTAAGTCCAGTGGCACGACCAATGTCAGTTGTTAGTGTTAATAATTTTGCTCCTGTACCACTTGTGCTTGTTATAGTAAGAACTGGAAGTTTAGTGTATCCTTCGCCACCATTGTTTACAAATACTTTACGAATGTTTCCTTCTTCAGTAGCAACAGATAAATTAGCAAATGTTCCACTTTCTAATACAATTAAATCATCATTCGTAGTATATGTGTCTTGAGTTTCTTGTAATGTATCTGTTAATAATTGATGTCCTGCATCGGCAGTACCATTTGTACTATCAAGCAGTATGTAATTTGATTCATTACCTCTTACAAATATTTTAACACCATCTGCTGGTGCGTTAGTAAATGTTAGAGTTGTTCCAGATGCAGTCCAAACTGTTTCATTAAGTAAGTTCGTTGTTGCTAAATTTACATCATCTATCTGTAATGTAATTGTATCAGTGTTAGCATTTAGATTTGATAATGTAAATACTTTTGTTTCACCATCACCTCTAAAGAAATCTGATAAATCATTGCCTTCTTCTAGAGCAATCTGAAATGGTTGTAACGATGATGAAGTCCCATCTTCTAAAACAATATTATTTGCATTATCTTCTGATAATATACCACCACCAACTACACTAACAAATGCATCAGCAGTTGATACATCTTGGTCATCTGAATTAGCAGTAAACACTATATCATCACCAACCTCATATCCTGTACCAACAGTATTAACAAACACTTCACTTACTGAACCACCTGCTACAGATTCTACTTGAACTTTTTCTAATCCACTTCCTAATCCCTCAACATCAATATCTTCACTGACTGAGTGTAAGATACCATCGTTAACAACTGTTGCTTTATTGACTACTGATGAAACTGTATAAGTTACATCAGTATTTCTTGTTGCTGATGTACAAGTTATAATTTCCCCATCATTAAATGTGCCAACTATATCATCAATAATAAACTCAGTAACTGTAAAAGATCCTTCAACAAATGTACCAACACTTACCACTGTAGCAGTCGCACCAGAAACTTTACCTGTTATTAATTGTGACAGTGCTTCTTCACCACTAACACCACTGGATGTTGTACATCTTAATACAGCATTAGAACTCCAGTTACCATTAGAAACTTTAAGCATAAATTGGTTAGGATAGACTATCTCAGCATTCTCTCCTAACAACAATCTAAGAAATAACTTATGTCCTTCTGATGTACCTTTAGCAGTATAAAGGTCTCGAATGTTTTTAATTAAATCTCTTTTAGAAACACCACTTGCTAAAGAATCTGGTATATCGTTCATAAATGATTCTTTCATTTGAGTTAAGAAATCAAATATGTTATTATCTACATCTGCGTAATCTAATAATTGTTGAATGTTTTGAACAGGGTTAGCACGATACTCTGTTACTGTTGCAGTAGAACCAGAGGTTGCACCTGTAATAGTTTCACCAGTAATAAACTTTTGTTGAGATGTTATAAACATCTGTTCATTTCTAGAGTCTTCTACAAGAACAGTAGCAGTAGCACCAGATGTGCTACCAGTAACTATTTCATTATTTTCAAAATGACCAGTAGAACCATTGTCGCCTCTTTCTGTAACTATCCTATCTTCAATATGGTCAGGGTGTTCATCGGTATAACCCTCAAGCACAACATACTCAGTATCATTTGTTTCTGTTATAATATACTGAATATCAGAATCGTATTTAATTCTTCCTGCTTCTAAGAACTGATAATAGTGTTTTAAAAATGTGACAAAGAATGGATGGTCAGACTGAATGAAGTCAGGCACTTGCCCTTCAATCAAAGGTGATAATTTTGTTACCAGTTTTGACTTGCTCTCTATATCACTCATTTTTTAATATGATGTTGTTGGTGTTGTAGTCGAAGTTGTATTTACTGAAGTTGTAGATGTAACACCTGTAGAAGTTACACTGTAACCTACACCAGTTGTTGCCTCAGCATCAACTCTACTGTTAACAACTGTGTTACCTGCATCAATCTCTAATATTTGGTTTCTAACTGGAACTATATCATAAGAATCTGGTATAGCAACAATTCTAATATCTAAAGATGTAGAACCATCAACTAATCCAACACCTGTAATATTAACTGCACCAACTGATATAATTCCATTATCATAATCAATAGTTCCTGCATTTGAGTTTAAATAAACTCTTGTGCCTTCAGAACCTACTAAAGAATATATTCTTAAGTTACCATTACCATCATCATCAAAGAAATATTCTGTTGCTCCATTGTCTACAAAAAATCCTGTAGAAGCAATCACGCCACCACTCATTGCTAGGTGACCAGCATGTGGATTGTAAATTTTATTACTGTAATTAATTGTATATGACGCATTCTCAGAAGGCGATACAGGTCTAATAAGTTTTGCCATGCTCACAACTGTAGTGTTGCTTAAAATAGAACTGTCAGTATTATCTATCAAACCAGTCATTCTAGAATGTCTGAATGAACTGTTAAATTGTTTTAGTGATGAATTATTATAATTGGTAATAGTAGACCTAACCAATGTTTCGAGTTCTTCTTTAGATTTAGTTGTTGCTGTTGAGTCAAAATTAAAAGTAGTATTTAAAATTAAAGTTGTAGTATCAGGGTCAACTATTACTGGTGTGATAGAAGCAACTTTAAATGGTGAAAGAGCAGAAACTAAGTTGCTCTTTTGTGTTGATGTTAAATCTTGTCCTGTTGTAGTTTTGATAGAAATGAAAACTTTACCATATTCTGGATTTGCTGATACACCTGTGCTAGTATCAAAACTTCCATCTTCGCCACCCCAAACAGATACTGCTTGAGTGTTAGCAAATAATTTTTTAACATAAACTTTATAATCGTTAGGAGTTACACATCTTCCTTGAGACGCATAATCTAATGGTGCGTTTAATTTAATCGACCTGATTGACTCAGGTTCAGCACCACCAATAGAGGATGCTGTTGTAGTAACAGTAACATTAGTGACACCATCTATACTAGCAGGTGGACTAAATGTGTTAGAACCATTTGAGATTGATTTATTAGTTACAATATATTGTAGTATAACTATGTTGCCATCAGACAATGCTTTACTTACTAAACCATCACCAAAGTAAATTTCAAACAAACCACTATCAGTTTCTTGTAAAAAATAAACATCACTAGTGCTAGCAAGTTGAGTTATGTCTGTTGCTTTAGTGAAAGTTGTTGTAGTTGTATCAGTTGAAGATGTTTGGACTTTAACAGTTAAAGTAGAAGCATCTGCTCTAACATCTTGTAATACAAATCTTTGGTCTACATCACTGTTATCTACAGTGTATCTTTCTGTAATATATGTTCCTTCATATAGTTTAACACTAGGGAATATAATTTCTCCACCAACATTAGAACCACTTATATCTGAGATATTTACATACTGATAAGATGACCCATCTAGACTTGTAGAAAATACTGTTCCTGCAGATAATGTCTTTGTAGTTTCAGGTGTAATTAATTTAACATCAACTGTAGCAACAGGTGCTCTTGCTGAAGTTACTTCGTATCCTAAACTCTTAGCATGAGATACTACACTTGAACGAAGTGATGCACTATCTAAGTACATTTCATTTGCTAACATATTAGCATTCATTGCAAGATAGTGAGTATTGTATGCGAGAGTATCTAACAGGATATTCATACCTGCTCCCTCAAAGTCATAGTCTTTAAATTGTTGTTGTGACTTTAAGAATGTTTTTAAATTAGTCTTTACATTATCAAAGTCTAATTCTGTTACTCTTAATCTCTTATCGTTTACTGTTGCCATTATCGTAATCTCTCTAATATGACATCTAGTTCTACTAATTCTGTTGGAGCATTTACCACATAGAATTCAATAGTAACATCATATTCATTTCTGTCTAGGTTTGGGTTAGCACGAACACCAACAAGTCTTGCTCTTGGTTCGTAGTTCTCTATAACATCTTGTATTTTTCTTGCTAGTATTTGTGCTGTAACAGGTGTCATTAATTCAAATAACATGTCACGCACACCAGAACCAATCTCTGGATGAAAAGGTTTCTCATAGTGGTTAAGTAAAACTAAATTTCTAATAGATCTCTTAACTGCTTGAACATCAGTAATTATATTGATGTCAGTATTGCCACCATTTTTACGAAAGAATAAATCTAAGTCACTATATTTTTGTGAGTTTCTTTCACTGTCATTTACAGTTTGTGCATCGTAATATGATTTTGATGTGTTCGCCATTAGCAAGTCCTTTGTAATATAACATATTTATAACGAATCTAGTAATAGTTAGATAACTTTTAAGTAGGAACTGCTCTTCCAAGTTCTGCATACCAATCATTTAATTCAAATGGTTCGATGTTTGGATTACTTTCAGTATAATCATAATCACTATCATAACCTGTAACTTCTTTTAAATATTTGTCATATAAAGTTTTATCAGCAAGTGGATTCTTTTCAAACTCTTCTAGTTTAGGAAACTTTGACGCATCTAGTTTTATAAAGTTAGTTATCTGATCTTCTGTATAATCTACAACTACTTCTTTAACATAATCAAACCTGCCATTATTTCTCATTCGTTGTCTATCTCTTGCCCTTTTTTGTTCATCTGTTGTTCCACCAGCATCCTTGACTATAAGTGCTGCTGTCATTGCCTTTGCTTTTTTTAGTGCCCCATTGTGCCCATAGGATGCTATTTTTAAAGTAGGTATACGATAATCTTCTTCGGTGTCTACTTCTTTATCAGCAAGAGTAACATTTTCTGCGAATGAAGTTTGAACTTTTGGTTGTTCTACACCATCTATTACAGTGGATACACTTGGTACAGTTACATTAGGTGCTGAACAAGCATCTCCTTTTAATAGTGTGTCTACATCAAAGTCTGGAAAATTCTTTTTAAGTCCTGCTACTTTTAATAATGACTCTGGATTAGCAGCACCTAAACTAGTTCTTAAATTTTGAATTGATTTTAATTGATTTTGTAAATCTAAATCTGGAACTAATTCTGCCAATCTAGAAGGATCTAGATTTAATAATGTGTCTACATCTATACCTGGAAACTTGCCTTTAAGTGATGAAACTGCTAACAATGACTGTTGACTAGCAGCACCTAAATTAGATTGTAAATCTTTAATTGATTTTAATTGGTCTTGTAAACCTAAGTCTTGTATACTAGGTAGTTCTGGTACTAAACCTTTTGCCTTATTTTTTAAAGAATCTATGTTACCTTGTACAGAAGATAACATCCCTGTTGGGTCTGCTTCTTCTTGTATCTTTGATAACAAAGTATCTTGAAAAGAATCTACCTCTGTTAATAGACTATTAAGTTTCTCATTAGATCCGCATGCTTTTGCTGTTAAATCTTTAAAGTTTGCCATTGTTCTTTCCTATGCTACTGGTGCCAGTGTGTTACCTTGTACAGTTGCATCTACACCAGTGTCTGGTTGTCCATGTACATGACCTGTAAGTTCTATCGCAGTACCACCACCATTCTTCGCAGTAACTGTGCTTGAGTTACCACTAAACAATAATGTACCAACTGCTTCTGATTTAATATTCATATTTGTTCCTGCTTTTAAATTAGTTACAGTTCCAGATATAAGATCTATATTGGCAGCACTAAATGCAGTCAATCTTTTGTCACTAACTAATGACGATTCTTCAACAGATTTAATTAATGATTGACCTGTAACACTTAAAGTAAACGAAGCACCAACTTGTCTAACATCATTACCAGCAACTGTTACAATAGAATCTTTATTCGGCGAATCTTCGCGTGTTCCTATTGCTCCTGAAATACCACCCTCAATACTAAATGTATGATTACCTCTAATCACTTCTTCTAAGTTACCACCACCTTTTTTTGTTTCCCCATCATCGACTTGCTTTGCACCAATTTTTACTTTTTCATTACCATCAATTTTCCTTGTAAAATCTCCACCAACTTCTAAAACATAATCTCCTTTAACTCTATGTCTTAGAGTTCCGTCAGTTACTACATTAGCATTACCCATAATATAAACATTAGAATCACCAGTAACAATAAGATAATCGTCTGCTCTTTGGTCTTCAATATCACCACCAACTCTTACAGTTCTAGTAGTGTTTGTTATTTCTTCGTAAGTACCATTCTTGTGTTGTCTTAATAATCTTTCACCATTAGGTGTATCATCTATTTCTAGTATGTGCCCAGACTCAGATTCGTGTACATGATTAAAAGGATAGACACCTGTGTTTGTTTCATCTGTAGTTTCTACACCTCTAGGATGCGGTTCACTAAAGGAAGATGCTGTTTCTGTTTTACTTTTATCATTTACAACTTTTAAGTCTGGTTTGATTGCAGTTTGAATAGTAGGTGTTTCTGATCTATTACCTCTCCTTTCAATTAATGCCCTATGACCTTCAGCATCAACTCCTCTAGCAAGTTTTGATACATCCGATTCATCTAAACTATGAAATGAATGTTCTACACTATCAGTAGGATACTTTCCTGTTGGATCGTTAAAACCTTTTGTTGTGTCTGGAGTAGCAGATGGATATCCTGGAAGTGTACCCATGATAATTGGTTGTTGTTTTTCTACTGCGTCACGAAAGAATCCAATAACCCATGTGCCTTCTACTAGAAAACTCGGAGTGTTTCCTAAACCTTGCATTGCTGGATCGGTAACAGGGTGCATGACATGTGCCCAAGGAAGATCTTCCGTAGGAATGTCTGTTAGTTTTTCTGAATGGAAACCCAAACAACGAACTTGTACTCTACCAAGTTTTGCTGGGTCTTGTCTATTCTCAACAACTCCAGTGAACCAGACAAAACCATCTAGTCCCATAAAGTAAGATTCGCTCATTAAAAAATACTCCAATGTTTCAGAGTATTTATATAAGTTTAATAAACGATTTTAGTGATTAGTTCTTCACGCATTAAAGTTATACCCATCTCAAACATCTCTATCATAAAACTCAACATCTTTTGTTTCATAACTTCATCAGTTATCAATGGCATACAACTATATCCTGTATCAATATAATCCATAGTTACTCCTTAAAAATCTATACATCTGCCTTTCATTTCCCAGTCATCATATCTAGTAGGTTCTAATCCTTCTGTCCTACCACCTATCTCTTTCATCTTTTCTTCATAATAAATATTTCCAGCATAACAAACTCTTTCACCATCAGTTTCATTTTTAGGAACTTCATGTTTTATCCAAGATGGAAAAAATATTAACTCACCTTCTTTTGGTTGTATCTCTAAATTGCTATCAGTAAATACTAGAGGTGGATTATTTTTAGGCAATGACAAATAATAAACAAAAGTAAATAATGCTGGCCAATGATTATGTGGTGTAGCAAGACCATCTGGTTCAGTTACTATACCCCATAACTCACTTACAAAAAAGTTACCATTTAATTCTTTATCAAAATAATTTTTCATATATGATTTAGAAATCTTAGATAATGTTGTAGTCAATTCCTCAAAGTCATCAGCATATTCTTGAAATAAATTCCAAGTGCTCATGTTATAATTTTGAAAACCAAAGTCAGTTCTTTCTTTGGATAAGTTAGATACAATCTCGTTAAGATTGTTACGACAAATACTTTCTAGTCTTTCATCCTTTCCTAAAAAATATTTCTCTATTGTGTACTCATTACTGAGTGTGTGGAATATTGTCTTCATCTTTATGCTGTAGTGGGACTGATAATGAACCATATCTAATGTATTGTTGTTTTGCTGTTGCTTCAACTGAAACATAACTAACAAAAGAAGGATATAAGAAAAGTCCTCTATCTTGGAGAGGAATAACTTTATCCTCTTCAATAGGTGCACCTATACGAACATTAAACGCATGCTTTTCGCAATATATCCAAGATATTAATCCTGGAAGACATCTCGGTAATGCACTCTTATCACCCTCATTTAAATCAAATCCCCACTCGCCTTCTATCTTTGGTTCTGTAACTTCAGTGTAAGATTGTACATATTTATTATGTCCACTATCAAACATCTGTTCAGAAAAACTTTGCCCAACAGATATTAATGTTCTTTCAAAGTTTTCATTTATTCTAGCAACAACTAAAGGGTAAGATTCTGTGACTGTCACAATCTCTTGTTCTTTTTTTAATTCTAAGATTTCAGACATATTGATTTTATTACTCCTATCACTTGTTCATAATTTTGACACCATGCTAATGCGTGTGCATCAATCTCTTTTAGAGGATGTAGTATAGAATCTGGATGTACCATAATAAATGGTTTACCATTTGCATATAAACACCCTGCCTCAAAGGCAACATTCCATTGACGATAAAAATCTAAATGACCACCCTGACCAAAAGTAACAATACCAATATCGCATTCTTTAATCAGTGTTTGGATTCTTGCTTGATTTATTTTGGCAGATTTATTATCTCTCCAAAAATAATCTTTAGAATTTTCTGCACCCATATGTTCTGGTTTGTCGCAGAATGGTTCTAGAGTATCACCAGCAGCATCTGACTCATCATGATTACAATTAGCAGAAGTGAATTCAATAGGCAAGTCATCTGCCTTTGCCATACTCTTTAGAGTCTTTCTCCAATTAGTGTGGATTTCACCACTACAATATATGTTCCATGTTTTCATATTTCTTTACAGGTTATAATCTTCAACTTTTAGTTGCTTAAATTTCCTTCGTGTCTTAGAGAAAGGAATAGGTTTTTTAAATTTAATAATCTCATTCGTTCCTTCTTTTATATAGGCAGAGATTTTACTATTCTCATAAAAGTATATATGATTAGGAATATTATCTTCTCCCCAATCAGTTGTTTCTTGTAATGCTTGCATCAAGACCTCCCATAAGGTGATATGTGTTCAACAGAAATGTTACAGTAATCTAAGAAACCAATACCAGCATTCTCACGATAAGAGTGTCGATAGAATACTTCTTTAATCCCTGCAGCATAAATCATTTTGGCACACTCAATACAAGGTGAGTGTGTAATAAACATTGAAGCACCTTCGCCAGATTCACCAGACCTTGCCAATTTAGCAATGGCATTTAATTCTGCGTGTAATACTTCAGGTTTTGTTTTGCGAATCTCATCACCATAATCGTCAATGAATGTAGACTCACATTCATTGTCCCACCCAGCAGGTGTGCCATTATATCCAATAGAAATAATGCGATTGTCTTTAACAATCACACAACCAACCTTTAGATTTTTAGCAGAGGATAAACTCGCATACTGCTCCGCAACATTCATGTGTGCGTCAATAAATTTCTGTTTCATAATTTCCTTTATTTGTCGACTACATGTGACGGAACAAAGATTTTAATTCTGGATTTTAATTTTTCAATAGCATTGACTAATTCAGTGTCATCAATTAAATAATCGTGATTAGAATTTGTATTGTATTGTTCAATAAGATTTTGTAGATCTATTTCTAAACCATCTACTAAAGTTTTTGCTGTACTATTTAATTCATCTAATGTCATATTATACCTCTCTAAAAATAAAATAAGGATAGTTTTTCTTTTTAGAGTTTAAAACTACCAAAACATTAACTCGCAAATTTGGTTTTGTTATTTTAAGTCTGTACAAACCACCACGCACATGTGGAAAAATCAGACTAAACTTTAT